CCGTCTACGCTGGCGGTCAGCTCCCACAAGGTCAGTTCGTCTGTCTGTCTTGGAGACCACCCGAGGGCTGCTCCGAGACCGTAGACTGCGGAGCGGCGAACTCTTCCGTCGTCGTGGTAGACTGGCGACTTGGAGTCTCCTTGGCCGTCTCCGCCTTCTCTTTTTTTCCGACTTCGTCTCCAGGCACGCCCGTCAGTGCGGCCATGATGACGACCAACGCGATATAGACGCTCTCTGTCAGAGGCCTCTCGTCTACGTACCGCTGAACCAGCACCAGAGCCTTGAGAGGCTCCTGACCAGCACCTATGAGTCCCAGACGAATGGTCTCCCTGATATCGTTCAGCTTCCACTTGCCATCGCGGATGCGGCTGAAGACCTCTGCTATGCCGCATCCGCACTTGTCCTCGAGCTCCAGTATCTGAGCTACCTTCGCTATGTTGAACTTGTGCGTACCATCCGCCCAAGTCAACTCCACTTCTCCGTTCACTGCCATGATCCATATCTCCGTGGCTAGATGTGGAACTCACGCGGGAACGAACGTGAGTGCGCCGTTGTTCACCATAGTCAGGTCGAGAGTGACCTTCTGTCCACGAACACCACCGTACTTGAGGTCGGTGAGCAGGAACGATCCCAGCCAGTAGCCGAGAGACAGCGGCAGAGTAGTCGGAGACACGAGCTGAATGCGAGCACTGCGCTCAGTCGCGCCCATGAACCAGTCCAGCCAAGTGTGAAACGACTCGCAGGCCATCACGCCAGAGCCAGACACCTCGGCCGACAAGGCGTTCACGTCCTTCGCCTCCCACGCGGGCAGAGAAGGATCGAGACAGTCCGGGATCAGCGTAGTATTAGTAGACGCCGACAGACTGAAGTTCTTGGTAGTCAACCCGCACGGCTCAGAGAAGACGTCCGGGCTCCCGGAGGGTGAGTCACCGCCGATGCCGATCAAGATCAGCAGCTTGGTGCCCGGGATAACGGTCGGTTGTGCCATCTTAGTTTCTCCTTCGGTTAAGCTAGTTGTATCAACGCACGAAAGTTCAGCGCGACGTGACGAGTCAGTCCGTCCGGATCACGCAGATAGTTGACGGTGTTCAGCTCGAACACTATCACAGAGTATCCAGAGACCGTGAGATCCTGGTCGTCCAGCGCGGCCACTACTGCCTTGCTGATCTTCTTCACCATCGGTATGCTCTTGTCTCGAGCCCATCCGTCTATGCTGAAGAAGATCTCTGTCCCGTCGATGCAGTCGGCCTTGTCTGGCAGAACCTGACTGTCACCTATGGAGATATATGGAAACGTAGGGCCGGGGGGAACCTCGTCGTACACCCGAGCAGGATCCCCGACGATGGCCTTGACGCCAGCGTCGGCCTTCAGCTTGGTGACTATCGCGGCCTGCAGCTCTAGTGATGGATCGCTCATGCTGAGTACTTCTTGATGTTGAGCGCTACCTTGGCCTTCATCTCTTCCTTGATCTGTCTCTTCATCCTGTTGTAGGTCGGAAAGAAGAACGGCTGCGCTGGCATGTTCACGGTGCCGAACTCGTCTGCTCTGGCGTAGTCGTACGGCTTAGAGGAGACGGACTCCCTGACGGTCTCGTGGCCACCCGCGACTATCCGCACGGTCGTGTCCTTCTTACCCGGCACCGTCTTGACTGTGGTTCGCAGAGTACCCTCGTGTACTGGAGCAGCGGCCGCGATAGCCTGTCTCAGCTTCTCGGCCTGCTTGTTCAGCTCCTCCACTGCGAGATCGTGCAGCTCCTTCGGGAGCTGTCTGGTCAGCAGCTGATCCAGCTTTCTGACTGAGTCGTTCACACCGCTACTCCCTTCTCGCAGAGCATCTCGTACATGAACCCGTGACGTACTCGCCCGCCGTCCGGATCTACTATGGAGCGGATATTGTAGGTGTCGCCAGTCTCCTCGTTCTTGACCATCCACTCGGTTGTGACCAGCGAGGTCATGGAGGACTGTCTGACTGTGATGTTCACGTAGTTCGTGCCCGTCAGCCGACTGGCGAGTATCTGCTCGCCTCCCAGCTTGGGCGAGATGTTGCCGCGCGTGACGAAGTTCGCGGTGCCCAAGAAGCCGTTCTCGGTGTCCCCGTAGTCAGGCTCGGGAGGCGAAGAGACCCCCAGAGCTTGTCTAGAGTAGAACCCGACCAAGTATCTCAGCTCACCTGACGACATTCTTCTTTCCCTTGTTCTCTGGCCTCTCAACCACGACTGCGCACTCCTCGCGAACTGCCTTCTCGGCGCAAGCTCTCTTCACCAAGTAGGTCCCAGGCTTGTAAGACATCACGGACCTAGAAGACGGCCAGTAGTCGAACGGCTTCGTGACCTTTATCCACGGCATCAGCGTATCATTCTCCACAGAGTTCCGTTGACCAGCTCGTCCTCGTTCCACTGATTGTACGCCAAGCTGTGAAGCCAAGGCATTCGCTCCGGATAGACTGGCTTTTCTATTCTAGTGAAGTCTGTCTCGCCCACCAGCGCAGCAGCGCTCATCTTGTCGACGAACACCGGGCATCCCATCACCACGGCCTCTACCGCGGCGATGCTACCGTGCGTGACTAGACAGTGAGCGTCAGCCAACTCCTTCTCGAGCGGCACCGGGCTCTCCTTGTGCCGCACGAAGATCGGCCGATCAGTGTACTTCTTGAGCTCCTCGGCCACGTCCCTCGCCCAATAGACGTGAGCGAAGAGGTTCCAGTAGTCCGGCAGCGTGTCGGCTATCACGATGCGCTTGCCGCTACTTCTCCACGGACGCAGCGACGACTCTAGTTTTAGAAACTTCCACCGATCCTCTGGTACGTCAGCGATGCTCTGCATCTGAAAGTGGTTGACATGCCATCTATAGTATCCTCCAGGAATTCCCATCTCACTGCCCTTGGGCAGATGCGTGGCAAACACGCGACGAAGATAGCCGCGATCCCAGTATATGAACTTTCTTCCGCTCTTTCTCCACTTGTCGTACCAAGGCTTGAGGAAGGGACTGCATCCGACGATGGGTATGACGTGCTCTGGCAGGTCATCAAGTCGCTGAGGATCGTCACGAACAACTCTCCCTATCTTCTGCCCTATGCGCTCGAACAAGTTCAACTTGAACTTCTTCAGTCCAGGAGGAATGAACAGAGCAACTGACTGCGGGTCTATCATCACACCCTCCAGTGCTTCTGCACCCAGTCTAGATGCGTGAACTGCTCAGGCTTTCTCCAGCCGATGAACGCGACGATGCGACAGTTCAGCGGCAGAGCCGAGGAGTGCGGCGGCCATCCGGGCTTCTTGAAGCCGTAGATACCTGACGGATGTCCGCCCTTCCAGGTTCCGGCTTCAGGAAGCATGTGCCAGATCCAGCCCTGATCGTCAGGGAAGTCGTGATACTGTATCTTCTGCGCCTTATCCAGCGAGAAGTTTCTCCAGACCTCTGAATGACTACCCGGTCTCAGCATGTAAATGCTGCAGTTGAACGGATTAGGATTAATCGCGTTGACACCCTTCAGTATGACGAAGGGCTCCTCCCGATCGAACAGCGGATCCGTCCTGTCGACTATGACCAAGTCCAGATCAACTCCAACTATCCTGTCGGTGAGCTCGTGACGAGCCTGCCACTCCGGATCGAACGTGCGCAGCCTGCAGAAGCAGCCGCGCCCGATGAGCTCCTTGTCCTCCAGAGGAACCACGTCGTACCTGTCGCACGACTTGACGTCTCTGTCCGTTACCAAGACCAGTCTGTGCTTCTGCGCGTAGTGCCTGCGCAGGCCAGCGGCCAGCTTCTCCACGGACTCCAGGGGATACTTGCTGCCCCAGAGCCACGCCACGAAGTTCACAGCCACAGCACACCGATCCCGTTGTCCTGACTGTCCATCCGTATCTCCTGGTGACGATGCCGGGCTTTTATCTCCCTCCAGAAGATGGGAACCTCTATCGGCTTCTTGTGCGGAGGCAGACCCTTCTTGCGATAGAATCCTATGTCGTGAAATGCTATCATCTTGGTGAGAGGACTGTAGTTCTCCCAGTCCTTCTTGACGTAGGGCAGCGTGTGATTAGCGTCTATGAACACAGCGTCAAAGGGACCTAGCGCGCGCACCTTGTCAATTATGTTCTTATCTGTGCTGTCTCCGAGTAGCAGATGCGCGTCATATCCGCGCTTCTTCAGCTCAGCTACGCACTCCTCTAGAGGCCCCTGACTCTTCTTGAATGACGCGTCACCGTGCGGCAGATCCACCGACACGATCCTAGATCCCCCCATTAGCTTGTTCGCGACGTACCAAAGAGATCCACCAAATTTGGATCCGACCTCCAGATACGACTTCACGTTATTGTCCACCAACAACTTGGTGAAGACCTCGATCTCAGTTCTATTCTGCAGTATCCCAGTCTCACACTTCATCATGTGGCTATCATCCTCATTGCTGCGTCCTTAACCTCGTCTACTGAGATATTGGACATGGCTCTCTTGCAGTGATCGCACTTCTCGATGTGACCGCAGGCCTCTGCTCCCCCGGTCAGATTGACGTGTCCCTCGTACCCGGTAACAGCCGGGGGGATGAACCCGCCGAACAGCACGACTGCGGGAACTCCGACGGCCGCAGACGCGTGATGCATCCCGCCCTCAGGACCGATGTACAGCGCAGCCTGCGACAGCGCGGAGATCACGTGACGAAACTTAGGCAGCTCCACGATAGCCGCCTGCTGAATTATGCGCCGCGAGTTCTTGTGCTTGAACTGAATGACGTCGACGCCCTGAAGTATCAGGCGACGCGCGACCTCCTCGTACTTCCCCTCGCCCCAGTCCTTGTTCGGCGCCACCGACTTGTGCCACGGCACGTTCGGCTCGATTACGACGAAACCCGGCTTGAAAGCCTTGGCGACGTTGGTCTCCTGCTCGTCGAAGAAGAACTCTCCCGGCGTAGGACGGAAGTCGAAGTTCCAGACCCACCTGCCATTCACCAGCTTGTTGTACTTGCGACGTCCCTTATAGTGATCCACCCAGATGAGGTCTTGGTCCCTCTCACTGCCCGGAGGAGCCACGTTGGGATTATTGTAGTAGATCTCAGGACACCAGCTGGACCAGCTGATCCTCTGTCCGTCGCCGAAGGCCACTCGCTTGCCCTTGGCGTGCGCTCCTCGCGCCATGCCAGAGCCCATGATCTCGTCGCCGAAGCCCACTCTGCTAACTCCATCCCATGCAGTGGTCGCCATTCATCTCAAACAACTCTCTCGCACCCCACGACTCAAGCAGCAATTTTGCGTCGTGTCGCTCCTTGCCGTAGACAGACTTATGCTTCCTCGTCTTGTCGCCCTTCTGCTCGAGGATGATTATTGGTCTGTGTCTCTTGATGATGTTCTCGCCGCCCTCCACGACGAAATACTCATAATTTTCAACGTCGATCTTGATAAAGTCAACGTTCACGAAATCAAAATCATCCAGCTTTACCATCGAGACACCAGTACCGCCCTCGATAACTTGCGTGCTCCCGGTACTACCGTGCATGAACTTCAAGCCGACTTCTGCGTGCTGATGTCCAACCGCGCAGTGATGTACCTCATAATTCTTGAGGCCAGACATATTTAGTCGGAGGCACTCGATGTGTTCTGTGACCGGCTCAAAACCGATCACCTTATCAAACTGCCTCGCGAGATGCATGGCCCATAGACCAATGTGCATCCCTACGTCTAGAGCACAGCGCCTCTTCTTTACTCTTCTCAGAGCAGCGTCAAGCTTATGATACTGATAAGTACCTCTGCCGTCTACCTTTGGTCCTCTGGCGACCATCTCGACTAAGTGAGTCTCACTGTCGGGGAACCAAATTCCATCTGCGCACTTCATCGGTTCTTCCTAGCCATCTCGTAGTCAAATCTGATGCCTCGCGCCCAGATGGCCGCAGGCTGAGGAACAGGCTGCTCGAACTCCTCCAGCTCGATCTCGCATATCTCGGAGTAGTGAATACGCCGAAACCCCATCCCCTTTATCAGCTCGTCTACCTCGTTTCGCTCCTCCAGAGAGCCGCGCCACACGAAGAACTTCTTGCATCTATCCGCGAGCCACTTGACCAAGCTGTCCAGGTCTCTCTTCTCCATGACTCTGAACAGCTTGTGGTAGACAGCGAGCATGAGAACTATGTCATAGCTATCCCTCAGGTTCTTGCCGAAAGCCTTCTCTATGGCGGCACCACCTCCGGTGAGATCCACCACCTCGAACCTAGCGTCGACGCTGCGAATGTCGGCGAACCACTCGTTCGCAACCTCCATTCCCTTCACATAGTTGTCGCATCCATGAACGACACTAGCACCAGCAAGAACAAGATCGTGGCACACAGCACCGCGATTGCAACCAACGTCAAAGACACTCGCGCCCCGCGCGCGAGGAAGAATATCAGCGAGACCGTCAAGACGAAACCCGCTAAAATTAATGACGCGACGCTGAACACCCTTGTCCGTCCAAGTTGATGGCATCTTAGGCGGCTCTCTTTCCACCGCGAACGGCGTCGTAGCTGCCGAACATCTCGTCGACCGACGGCTCGTACCTGTCCGCCGTGTATCCCTCCGCCTGCGCCTCGTCCCACAGCCTGTCGACCATCTGCTGGACCTCAGGATGCGCGTGAGGCTGCGGCTTGTCGGCCCGAAGCGTGAAGGCGTTCCAGTGCTGCCTGCCGCTGGCCTTTAGACGCGGCATCGCCCACTTCAGGTGAGGCTGCGTCTCCACCTTCGTGAAGTGAATCAGCTTGATCTCCGGATCCGCGAGACTCTTGTACTTCTCGCCGTCCAGGCAGTTCCAGTTTCCCTGGAAGGGAGCTATCGCCCCGCCGATGTTGTTGCGAACCTGCCGGTACAGACCCTCTCTGCTGCGCAGCTGATCGAACGGCACGATAAACTTCTTGGCTCGCTCGCAGTCGAACAGAAGAACGCAGTGTGTGTTCGGGCTCTTCGCGAGTATCGCCTTGCCGTCCGGTATCTTCTGGTTCCAAAGCTCCGCGGGATCCGCGCAGTAGATCTGATCCACGTCGTTGTAGATGCCCTTGCCCCTGAACCCGCAGACGTGCGGTATCGCCCAGCGAAACGCGCTGAACGGAGTGGCCCATCCTCTGGTATTCCAACCCTCACCCTTCTTCGGATTGCTGTACCAAGGAGACGCTGGATCATTCGACAGCTTCATCCACGTGATGTCTACCGGCATGGACGAGAACTTGCGAACCGTGTACTCGAACATTCCCTGCGACTCGGCGTCCTCACCGTTCGCGCTGCATCCCACGAATATGCGTATGGCTTCAGTCATAGACTCCATCTCCTGAGCATCTGTTCTATGGTCATCTTCGGAAAGCACTCGATGGTGCTGGTCTTGGAGCAGTTGACGACGTCTACCCCCATCTTCTTGAGTACGGGAGCAGCGGCGGTCATGTGTCGCCGCCACTCGTGAAAGCGACCGTTGTCCGGATTGCGCAGCGGCGCTGGATGAGCACCGTGCCAGTGAACTCCGCCGTGCTCGCTGAAGTCGAAGCCCACCAGAGCGACACCAGTCGCGCCGAACTGCGTCACCAGATTGAGAACCTGATACCCGGAGTTGCCGCCAGCGCCGACGACCCCCGGCTCGTCGTAGAGCATCTTGTGTATCAGGTTCTTGGCCTTGTCTCTGGCAACTACGACGTCATGGATGCCCTTCTCCTTAACGCCGTGCCCGAGTCTTACTCCCTCGAAGCCCTTAACCTTCTCGCGGCGAATGTGCCACCACACGTCGTCGCATCCGTAGAGAACTTCCGCCCAAGGACACAGTCGGTAGCTCTCGTTGATGGCGACAACGTGGATCCGGTCCCGCAGCATCTCAACGCCGACCTTGTTGGCGCTAGGACCCGCTGCGACTACGGCGACGCACTGACCTCTCCAGTCCTGCCACCACTTGAACCGGGTCGACCCTCTCTCCCAGAGATCCATCACTGACTATTATTCCTGGGACCAGAGGTCAATACTGGTGATCTAGGATCAGAGAAGTCTCTGGGTCTAGCCTCGAACGGTCTCCCTCGGCCGACGCCGGGGGTCGGTCTTCTGCGAGGCGGTGGGATCGGAGCTGGCACTATCGTAGGCGGACTGCGCAGGAACGAGCGAAGCTCGTTCGGATAGTGATAGCCGATCGGCGGCGGGAATACCGCCGTCGTGGGCGGCATGGCCTCCGGCCGACGAGCGAGGAACGGCGCGAAGAAGTAGCCGTATCCACTCGCCATTCGCTGAGCAGCAGACGGCAGAGGCCAGTCGTCCTGATTGACCGGCAGAGGTGGTGTGTGCAGCGCAGTCGTCTGCTGATCGAACCACGTCGGCAGCTGAGAGACGCGGCGCGGAAACGCTAGCAGATCAAAGTTGCTGACCGGCCTGATCTCAGGCGCGGCCTGCGGACGAGAGATCCAGGTGAGAACCTCTCGACGCTGCTGAGCCGGAACTGGCCAGTCGTACTGATTGACCGGACGAGCAGAAGCAGAGGCCTGGATGACGATGTTGCTCTGCTGAACCGCCTGAATGAAGGTCTGCGGGCGTATCGGTATCGAGCCGTCGAAGTTGTTGACCGGCCTCGGCTGAACCTGCTGCGCGAAGTTCGGCGATTGCGTCCAGGTTATCGCCTCTCGAGTTCTGCGAATCGGCAGCGGCCAGTCGTCCTGATTGACCGGCATCTGCTCTGGCGCGCCGAACTGCGGCGAGCGCGTGTAGGTGATCGCGTCCGGCGTGCGCCGGATCGGGAGCGGCCAGTCGTCTTGGTTGACCGGCATCCTGTCTGGCGCACGCGGAGCAAAGGTATAGCCGACAGCGTCGCGAGTACGAACGATCGGCAGCGGCCAGTTGTACTGATTGACCGGCATCCTCTCGGGTGCACGCGGCGAGAACGTGTATCCGACTGCGTCTCTGGTCCGCAGAATCGGCAGCGGCCAGTCCGACTGATTGACTGGCTTCTGTGCCGCTGGCGTGCGGAGAGCAACCGCGAACGGCGCGAGATCATAGTTGAAGTACGGCTGCTTCCATCGCAGAGAGTAGTACGGAGCTCTGAATACGTACTCGATCTGGATGCCAGCGTTGACCCAGGAGCGCAGACTGATCGGGTAGTCGACGCGAGCAGGAAGCGGCCAGTCGTACTGATTTCTCGGCAGCGTGACAGCCGCGACACTCTTGAGCTGCGCGTTGAAGTGAAACGCGACGTCTATAGATCGCTGAGGCTCCTGCGTTCCCCAGTCTACGACGCGAGACGGGATGTAGGTCACCGGCGTCGAGGCATTCGGCGACTGGATCCACGTCTTGACTTCCTCGTCAGCCCGACGCAGCGGTAGCGACCAGTCGGACTGATTGACCGGCTTGGCGCTCACGACTTGCGCAGGCTGCGGCGCTTGAGTCCAGGTGCGGACCGGCTGCGCCATCCTGATCGGGAGCGGCCAGTCAGCGACCAGAACAGGCTTCAGTCCAGTAGCAACTCGCGGACCCTGCAGCCAAGTTCTTATGACCTGCTGAGCCTGAATCGGCAATGGCCAGTCGAGCTGATTTGCCGGCCGAGAGACGGCCTGTGCCGTCAGCAGCGCGACGTTGAACGGCTGCTGCCAAGGCTGCGCGAATTCAACCGGTGCTGGCGTTCCCCAGTCGGAGACTCCGCCGGGCATGTAGCGTGCCGCGTCGCGAGCAATGGTGGCGAACGGGGGAGACGGCTCCGCCTGCCAAGTGCTGCCGCGCGGGAGCGGCCAGTCGTACTGATTGACTGGCAGCGATACCGCAACAGTCACCTGAGGCGCGCGAGTCCACGTCCGCAGGCTGATCGGATAGACCTGCGACACTGGGAGAGACCAGTCGATGCTCTGCCGCTGCGGAGGAGGATTTGGTGCCTGCGGCTTCGCAGACCACGTCCTCAGCTGAGACGGATAGACTGGAGCAGTCGGCAGGTCCCAGACGACCTGCTGCTGTGGTCTCGCGTCTGGAGCACGCGGCGCTCTCGCGAACGTCCGCAGGTCTACCGGATAGTCTTGACCAATCGGCAGCGTCCACTGCGACTGAACCGGCTTGTTGACGACTGTCGGAGACAGCAGCGCCGGATTAACAGCGATGTAGGTCTGCGCCTTGCGCGGATCCTCCCACGTGCCCCAATCGACGACGCGCGAGGGCATATAGTTGGGCGGAAGAAGCGGAAGAAAATCAACCGTCCACGTTCGCAGACTGATAGGAAATTCTCGCGCAATCGGCAGCGGCCAATCAAATTGGTTGGCTGGCCGTAGCAGCGCGCCTCTTAATCCTGTGCTGGCCTGTAGCCACGTGCGCAGGTCCATCAAGACCGGCGCGGGATAAGAGGTCGCTGGCGGCTTTTCCGTTAGACGGCTATTCCACTCATGCGCAGGACCGGAAAGCGACTCCGAGAAAACGACAATCGCCATCGCGCCGTCTTCAAGGTTCGTGCTTCCCGTGCAGACGCAGTTCGCCGTTCCCGAAGTCGTCTTGGTCGCGACCGTGTGACAAAAGTTAGTGACGTCGTCTTCCAAATCTTCGGTGAAGGAAGTCCACGTTTTCGACGCTGTGCTATTCGTCGCGCAACCAGCGCAGGCGAGACCAAGACCATTGGTCGGAATAGTAACAGACGCCGTCAGCGGCGCAGTCGCGTCCATGTCGGTCGACGTATTCGACGCAGTTGACGCAACAGTGAAGCTCGCACCGAGAACGCGATAGACCGAAATCTTCGTCGTGTTGATCGACGGGTTGCCGCTGAATGTAACCTTGATGGTCGCTGTCGTTCCGATAGGAACGTGCAGCACCGCCCATGCAGCGCCGACCGTTGTAGAAAATCTTACGTTGACCGGAATCGCAGCGGTCGCATCGCCGCCGCCGGAGTCAATCGTCACGCCCAGAAGATTTAGATTTGCCTCCCATGTAATCGGGATGGCAATAACGCGATCAGCAGCAGCTACGCCGGTAGAAACACCGGAATAGGTAACGACGTTCGCAGTACCGGCAGCACTTGCCGGATCGGCTGTTCTGGTAACAGACGCAGCCATTGTTTACTTTCCATGCTTGACGGCGAACCTGCTCGCCCTGAACGAGCACTCCGCGACGCCCGTCTTGTAGGGCGCTGGTTGATTGATGATCTCGCGCAGCCGAACACACTTGCCAGAGCCGCCAGCGGGATCGTTGATAATTTCGCGGATGGTATAAGTCCCATTCATCACTGGAATCGTCTCGTTGTAGAGACGCTCGATGTTGAGCGTGTCGACGCAGATGACTTTCGTTCCAACCCTCAGGGGAGACGACATGTTATGCACCCGTCCGCGTCTGAGTAATCGATCTCGTCGAACGACCAGAGACAAGCCTGCCCGAGCAGAACCTGATTACCGCCACCTCCACCGAGACAGGTGACGTCGCCGTCCGCGTCCACGATGCAGTTTCCGTCTGCGTCGAGGATGTTGTTGTTGTCGGCGTCTAGGATTTGAATCGGCATGTCACATGATTATCCAGTTTGTGCCGTCGCAGTAGACCATGACCTTGTTCGCGCCGCCGCCCGCCGCAGTCGCTCCTCTGGTAGAAGAGTTGCAGTCCGTGATGAACGTCGTGTGTCCGGCCCAGTGAGAAGCAGCGGCAGGTAGATCAGCGAACACGGACTTAGTGAATATGATATCTGGAACCGTGTAGGACCGCCACTGACCTACCTTGTCACCGACGAACTTCATCGTCCCGCTGTCGTTGGCCATGATGCCTCGACCGTAGAACTGCCCGGTCGGATCGGCCAGCGAGAACGAGATGGTGGCGTCTCCCGTTCCGCTGGTCTTGGTTAGCGTGCCGCCCGACAACACCGGGGGTTGAGCATTGAAGGCGTTCGTCGTAGTCTTCAGAGTCGTCCCGCCGGTGATCGTCTGCCACACCGTGAACGTGTAGACGCCGTCCGTGTAGGTCGCGCCAGCCGTCGCGTTCGCAGCGGAGACTGCGAACCACCAGTCGGCGCCCGCCTGAATGTTGGTTCGACCAGCCAGAACGCGATCGACGTAGACAGGAGCTCCAGATCCAGTGTCGTTCGTGACCCACGAGTTGTTCAGTCCGCTCTGACCGAAGTAAGAGTTGCGCACGCAGCCGCCGTGCCACGAGTTGATGACGCCAGACAGACTGTACGTGCTGGTGATGTCATAGGTAGACTGCGAGTAGGCCAGCGAGCCCGGCCCCGCGCCGAGATGCAGACCCCCGATCATGCAGATGCTCTGGAAGTTCGAGTAGCAGACGTTGTAGCTCTCAGATCGACACGAGACCATCGTGATGGTGTCACCTGCAGAATTGCTGCAGAGATAATCCCAAGCGCCGCTGTTGCCGACGCCGCACTGAAATCCCATGCCGCTGACGACCGGAACAGAGCCATAGGGAACGTAGATGCCTGCTCCAGTGAAGGCCTGACAGTTACCGCCGTTGATGGTCTGCTGCAGACAGTTGAAGTTGTTATTCAGCCCGTTGCGGATGCAGTAGGTGTGCCAGATGAAGTGGCAGTTATCGATCATGTTCTCCGACATCTGCGACGTGTTGCTCGGACCGATCTCGATGCCGACCTCGACCTCGAAGAACGCGCAGTTCTCGACCTTGTTCCCCTGACTCCCGACGAACGGCACGGAGCTGTTGAGACCGCCGCGCATGTCGAGCAGCAGCCCCTTGCCGCCAGCCGTCGAGTGTCCTCCGTTCGGTCCGCCCATCGCCAAGTCGCGAATAGTCGAGTAGTAGAAACCGTCGGTAGCAAGAGCAATGCTGCCCGGAACCACGCCCTGAATGAAACTCCCGTACTTACTCATGCCGAAGATCAGGCCGCCCGTCACGCCCGTCACGCTCAGACACGGCGTGCGACCAACGCCGCCAGTGGTGAAGGACGAGTAGGAGATCGTCTCGTCGGCGGTCGCTCTGGCGCTGAACGTGATCGTCGCGTCGCCCGTACCGCTGGTCTTCGTCAGCGTCGAGCCGCTGGTCGTCGCTCCCGCGGTCGCCGTCGTCACCAGCGTCAGCCCGCCAGCGATCGTAGAGGTCACCGTGTAGGTGACGCCGTTGTTCGTGTACGTCGCTCCAGCCGTGGCGTTGGCTGCAGTGACCGTGAAGGTATAAGTCACCGTGCCAGTACGAGTGAGAGTCCCACTCGCTGCTGGCGCGTTGCCAGCCAAGCCATTGAAGCGCGTCAGTCTGCAAGAGGTGCCAGCGACGACGGTAGCCGTGACGTTGAAAGTCGTGCTGTTGGTGATGTAGTTCTCGCCAGCGACAACGTCGATGCCGCTGCCAGCGAAAGTGTAGCTCAGCGAGTTGATGTAATACTGCTCTGCAGTCGTGAAGGTCTTGTTGCCGGTGTTGATCGACGCGATGTGTCGCGTGCCGTTGCTGTAGCCGTCCTGGTCGATGCCCTCTACGTAGATCGCCTTGCCGACGACGAGATCGGTGACGACCTCCGCGCAGGTGAACGTCAGATGTCCGGTGGTCGCTCCGCCGGCTCCGTCAGATATGACGTTGGTTATTGTCTTATTCGTCGCGAACGGAGTGACGAGATAGGTTCCCGGGGGGAAGTAGACGCCCTTGTTCAGGTTCGAGCTGAGATAGTTGGGTGAGGCTGACGTTCCGAACGCGGCGTCGAACGCAGCCTGGATGGCCGCCGTGTCGTCTGCCACGCCGTTTCCCAGCGCTCCGTAGTTCTTGACGTTGATCACGTCGGTGATCGTCGCGAACTGCCCGAGAGTCTTGTGCGGCGACCCGGTGCTCAGCAGCGGAATTAGAGTAGCGTTCTCTAGTGATTTAGTCACCATGTCACGTATCCCAGTAGGAGAAGCCGGTCGGCGGAGCGAAGCGGCACGACGTCGCTGCGGTCCTCATGTGACCGCTGTTATCGCCGTTGTCGATCATCTGAGTCGCGGCGAACCACGTACCTGACGGAGACCAAGTGAAGACGGGATTGTTACCCGTCGCAGGATTAGATGGTCCCCATATTGGGGCCGTAACGCCAGCACCAGAATGCCAGTAGCCATACCAAGCCTTGCCGGAATCAAAGTCGGCGGCGAAGCACAGCACGTCAGCAAGACCTAAGAAGTTGTCGCCGGCCGGTTCATTACCGACATTGTAAGTGACGCTCGCTCCTACGTCGCCGTTACCAACTCCGCTGCCGAACTCATTGCGGATCACCCAGTGCAGGGCACCAGTCATAAAACTGTTCTGGTTGCCATCATTAATCGTGGCTCCCCAACAGACTTTATCGAATAGCGAGGCGAGCAGCCTGATGTGGATTTCCCAATAAACTTTCCCAGAAGTCTTGCCTGTAGTGCTGAGAGATTGGTTCCACTGGAGACTTGTAAGACCCTGCGAGCGCACCTGCCAATTGCTGTTGCTCAGAATAAGCGACGTTCCTGTTTTTGCCGGATCGAACGTCGTCGTCTGCGTCTCAGGAAAATTTCCCCAGAATAATTTTCGATTAAGAAAAACCGCGTCGTGTACGTCGAAAGAATTCCGCTGTCCGCCGTTGCTGAAAGAAAACTCTTTCAGAAACATATTCATGCCATTGACGTCCCACCCGATGCGAATTGGATTGCCAGTCGTGGAAGCGCCTTGGCTGAATGGATAATCAACAACAGCATCTCCCTTGATGCCGGACGAGCCGCTGTTAA